GTAATAAGTAAATCTATGTCTCTTATTTTATCCTCGCTTGTGGCGCCTCCTACGAGCCATACGTCCATACCAGACCAGTCTAACTCGGCTAGTGTAGTAACATAGCCCACAAATTCAGCGTCACCTCTCATCATTCTACTACCCAGTTTCTGTTACTATTAGTAATTGTAAAGAAACCTGGCTGTAAGCTACCACAAGTCTGTGAACAGTTTTCCCAAGCAGCAACAGCGTTAGAGAATGTAGTGCCATAGAACCAGTCTAGATTACCTGACTGACATGAGTTGTCTTGGTCCATAATGACAAACGTGCCAGGATTATCTGGATATTCGTTAACAAAACCTTGTGACGTACCGTCAAACACATAGTAACCGTTTAGCGATGATGGCGTCATATTGCTTAGTTTTACCATAACAAACTGGAAACAGTCTGCTTGTGATTCACCTTGACATACACCACAGTTCTCGTATTCTCTAATATAATCTATATTGTTAGAAGGTACAACTACTTGACAACTAACTGTGACAGTTGCACCGAATGTACAGCCGTTTGCATCTGTGATAAGATATGTAAAGTTACCGTTACCTAAGCCAGTTCTTGTCTGTCCGCTCTGACCATCTGTCCAGCCAACTATATAAGGTGCAGTACCGCCAGAAATTGTAAGAGCAATCTGACCGTCCATAGTACTACAGTCTGATGGCGCAGTTACAGAGGCCGTAGCTGATAGAGCTGCACTACTAGACTGTGCAATAGTAAACGTATCTGTTAGCGTTCTACCTGCAGAGTCTGTTAGTGTAATATCGTAAGTACCTGGCGTAAAGCCTGTAATAGTTTGTGGATCGGTAGTTAGAGAACCGTTTATACCTGCAGTTGTTGTAAATGTTACAGGGAATGCAGTAGTCGACGTAAAGTCTACAAGTAGTTCTCCGTCATTGCCGTTAAAACAGTCTGGCGCACTTGGCGTAAGTGTAGCTGTAAACGCAGAGCCACTACCTGATGTGACAGGCTTATAGTCTAACAGTTTTATTAAGTCTACCTTAACAGATGTTCTCTCGCCGATCTGTGCGTCGTGTATAGCTTCTGGTCTATAGTATGTACCGTTAACAAAGATAATATCGTCAAACGAGAAGTTCTGTAAGTCTACGTTATTTAGTATAAAGTAGGCTGTAACTCTTCTGGCTTGCGCAGAGTATAACGATCTAATATATGCAGACCAGTAAACTCTGTATAAGTCTTGGTCACTGACTGCCTGATAGCCACTAACTCCAGTACCCCAATAGGCTACGTCTGTATTCCAGTTAAGTACTAGTGAGTCGTTTTGCGGTGGCCAGTCTTCGTAGTAACTAACAAGCGGATATGTAGTATGTGGATTATTACTAGAACCGTCTAGATACCAGTTGTTGCTTGCAGTACCTTGTAAGCCATTGTAGAATAAGAAACGTGTCTTAGGCTTAATAGCCAGCTTTCTATTCTCTCCGTCTTCTTGTTCGTTAACATGTAGACGTGGTATAATAAATGATGATGTGCTTGCCGCACCTTCTATCTGTGTTAGCGGTGTAGGCGCCCATTCTGTTTTTATCTCACGCTTGCCTTTTAGTAACTCGTTGTTACTAACATCCTCGTAGTAACCGAACACTCTCTTGTAGGCTTGCTCGTGATATAGGTTAACGAAGTCACCGTCACCTTCGTGTTTGTATTCTATAATATCTGACTGTGTAAAGAACAGTGGCTCTTGTATAAAGTCTTTAGAGCCGTCTAGTTTATGTGACCAGTCATGTAGATCGCCTTGTGTAATATAGTCTACAAAAGGCTCGATAATAAAGTTGTTAGTCTTAGTAGGGTCTGGCGCCATGACTAATCTAAATGTTGTTAACACATCTTTAATAAAATCTATCTGCTTGTACTCACAGTCTAGTAGTGACACAGGATTAACTTGACCTGGCGCAGATGTACAGAAGAAGTTTGCATCTTCTGATTGACTAACATCAGGCGAGTTCTGTGGATTAGCCACTACGAATATCTCTTCGCCTGTACTTGCACTATAGCCGTTAAGGTTAACTGTAGCTGTAGATGTAAAAGAGGCGTAAGGACCTGTAGCAATAGGTACGTTAGTATTGTTGCTAGAATAGATTTCTAGTCTTACAGGTATATCTTGAAAACCACCTTGTGACAGTTCTCTAGCTGCACTTACAACTGCAGTAGCAGAGAATGAGAACGAACCGCCAGGCGCTGGTATTGTGTATTTACCGAATCTTGTAGTAGGATCGATTGTAAAGTTGTTACCTAAGTCTATTACTTCCTCGTCGTATTCTAGCTGGTCAAAGTCAGCACCTGCTTGTACGTTAGTACCTCTAATGTGACCTGTGTTGCTAGAGTTCTCGTTAACATTAAATGACACTTGTGACACGTTACCGAATGCACTAACATAGATTTGCTTAAATAGTGCAGAGTCTAAGAATGTAGAGGTAAACGTATAGCCAGCATCTTCGAATATCTGATCGATTAGACGCTTAGCTCTAATCATAGGTTTCATTCTGTCAATGTCTAACTGATACTGTGAATCTGTAAAATTAAAACCAGAGCCTACTGCTATTTTAGTCTGGTCTTCTGGAAATGAGCCTGTGCCTGTCTCGTATGTGTTACCGAAGTCAACTAGCGGATACATGACATTACCGTCTGAAAGACCTGCTGTTAGCGACACAGATTCTGGATACGCCAGCCACGATGTCTCTATATTACTGGCGGACTGTACGTGTGCCAAGTCATTCATACTTAACTCACATATTCTAGAGTCACCGATAGCTGACGAGAAATCTCTAGTCTCGCCTAAGAAGATAACCTCATAGTCTATCTTGTCTTGGTCTGCATTCATGTAAATCTTCTGCATTCTAATGTGACCGTGTCTAAACTCTGCACCGTCTACAAGTATCTCTGCAGGCTTCTTAACAGTTACGTCAAAGTCTACACCGTCAACAAGGAACGCCATCTTAAAATACTGGTTGTTAGTGTTTGTGCCAGGTACTCTAAATGTACGTGAAAATACAGACTTAGCCTCTGCGTTAGTAATATCTTCTACGCTAAGGTTAAGCTTGATTGGCGATGTCTCGTATAGGTCTAGAAAGGTCTGTGTGCCTTTACTAGAGCTGTTGTAAACTTTTAGTTGTATCATTATCCTCTTTGTGCTTTTACGTTATGTGCTATTTTAAAACTAATCTCGTACTGGAACAGTTGGTCTCGTTGGAAAGATTTCTGTTGCCATGAGTTAGACAATACATTGATAGGAAAGAATGTACCTTCGTAACCTACAGGTGCTGCATTACCTAGACGTACTCTAACATCTGGCGATGAGAATAGGTATTGTAGGTATTCTGCCTCTGTGTCTGTCATGTAGCCTGTGTTAGCTATAAATCTCTCTTCTGTTTTCTGCGAGTATGTCTGATAACCTCTGTTTTCTGGTAAGACTGACCAGCCATCGCTAGAGTAGTCTGCAGGCTCTTTTAGGAAATTATTAGGCGTAGTACGTAATGACTTTCTGTTAAGCTTGTTAAACGTGTAGTAGTCTAACACACCGTAAGGATTTAGCCATGCAAACTGGAAGTGCTCATAGTCTAGACAGTTAGTCTGTATAATTCTATTGTATCTAACTGGCACACCTAGTGGCTCGTCAGCATAGCCTGTATGTGTTGCAAGACAAACTGTAGGTTGTAGTGCTACAGGATAAATGTAGTAGTGTGTATATGTGTTAGGCGATATAACCTTGTTAACTGTATTACCTGCTGTGTCCTCGTATGAGAATGACTGTATGTTACCAGGTCCACTACCGATACTCACGATTGTAGAGTCACCGTTACCTGCTACAGAGCCGTTGTATAATGAGTTAGGTCCGCCGCCGTTAGCTGTAATGTTAGGTATAACGAAATCATGTACTTGTGTGTTAAAGTTAAACACGACTACTCTATAACCACCGACGTGGTTTGCAGCTAGAGTAGGCGTGGGATTACCTCGTATAACATTGTTAAAATATGTAAGTGACTCGAAGCTACCTTGGTCTACATCCTTAACATAACAGATAGAACTAAATTGTGTAAAGTATTGATCAGAAGGTTTACCGTCTGTAATTGTGTTACATGTGACTGATTCTCTCCAAGAGCTTAGAGGATTAGCCTGTGATTGTACTGTAGTACAGCCGTTAGGCGAGCCATCTGCTTTTGTAGTGGCTTGTGTTCTGTAACTACCTGTTGTAAAAGAGAATGCCTCGTCATAGTATGGCTTAGTACCACCTATTACATTCTTGTTTGTAGTAGTTGCTGTGCCTGTAAATACACCGTTAGTATCTGAGCCAAATGTAATTACATATTGGAACACCTCGCCGTTGGCAATGGCTAGAATAGGTCTGTTAGCGCCGACACCTTGTAGAGGTAGGTCAGCACCTGGTGCACTGATAAATGATTGCAGGATATTCTGTATGTCAAAGATAGCATCGCCTGACTGGTTAGCTGTCTGTCTTATATCTGCATATAGCGGTGTACCGCCAGGTCCTTGTATCTGTAAACCGTACTTGTCTTCTGTAGTAAGGCCAGATAGAGTTACAGGCTGAGGCCCGTAAGCCATATCGAAGTCAGGTCTTTGTTGTGTAATTGATATGCTCATAGTTAAAATTCTCTTGTTAAGGACTGTGTCACACCGTCTGCGACTGCTGCTGTAATAGCATCTACGTCAAAGAAAGATTGTGGCTTTAAGCCCATTTTATATATTTGTTTTCTTGCACCGAAGCTTAGGTCGCCTCCGATCATCTCATAGTTACCTGAGAAACCGAAACGTCTACCCGCGGTAGGTTGTGGTACGCCAAAACGTGGCACTTCTGCAGCAGGTGCGTTCTGCATGCCGTCTACACCGTAGTTCTGGAATATACCGTAGTACAACATCTCTATAGCCAGCGAGTCATCTTGTATCACTGCCTTGATAGACTGTCTAAGTGCACCTGTGTCTATTGGCGCACCTGACTTGACCTCATCTACTATTCTACCTCCTATCTGTGTAAGGATAGGTTGTAGGTTTGACATCTGCTGGCCAAAGTCTTGTAGTGCACCTTCAAATTCTTCTACTGTCATGTCGTTCTAGTTATTGTTAGGAATTTAGCTGTAGGTTCGAAAGGCGGTGTGTTTAGGTTATTAGCA